AAGCATCACCGAGAGCATCGAGCATAACGGATTCTATGGGGTGGTAGTGGCACAGAAGTCTACGGGCTACGTCTTAGCGGGTAACCACCGCATGATGGCGGCGAAGGCGGCTGGCTTGGATTCTCTCCCCGTGGCTTATGTAGACGTAGACGATGCAACCGCCCTCAAGATACTTCTGGCCGATAACCGCACCAATGACCTCGCAACCTACGATAACAAGGAGCTTGCGGAGTTGCTTGCAGATGTCAGCAATACAATCGGGCTGGACGGGACGGGCTTTGATGAGGCGTTCTTGGATGGTCTAATTACAAGTATGTCAAAAGCCCCAACGATTGCAGAAGCGTTTGGGAATTTATGCCAAGACGAATCAATAGAAATCCAACAAATGGCGTTTGTGCTTCATGATTCCCAAATTGCAATAGTAAAGCAAGCGTTAGACATTGCACTTGCAACTCATTCTCAAAGTGAAGTCAATCAAAATAAGAACGGTAACGCTTTGGCAAGAATATGCGAGGTTTTTCTTGAGTGCTAAAGATTTAATAATTAAACCCATTGATCGCAACGAAGCAAACAACTTTGTGCGAAAAATTCATTATTCTGGCAAAGTTGACCCTCGCTCTCAACTTCATTTAGGGATTTTCTGGAATGGGCGGCTTGAGGGGGTGATGCAGTTTGGGCCTTCTATTGATAAACGCAAGACTCAAAGATTAGTAGAGGGCACTTTGTGGAATGGTTTTCTTGAATTAAACCGGATGGCATTTAGTGAAGCTTTGCCGAAAAATAGCGAATCAAGAGCCATTGCGGTTGCAATGAAGTTGATAAGGAAACACGCTCCGCAAGTAAAATGGGTTATCAGTTTTGCAGATGCTACTCAATGCGGTGATGGAACAATATACCGAGCAAGTGGGTTTGTGCTTACGGGCATTAAAAAAAATCAGCAAATATTAGAACTCAAGGATGGTAGACGAATATCTAAAAAAGCTCTTGATAACGTTAGATTAGACGGTGGCCGCTATTTATCTTCAGTTGTGATTGAGGAGGGAGCCAAGCCACTTGACGGGTATCAGATACGATACGTTTATTTTATTGACCCCGCTTACCGCAAAAATTTAACGGTTCCAGAATTATCATTTGATAAAATAAAAGAATTCGGTGCAACAATGTACCGAGGTACTAAGCGTCCGAAAGAGCACGAACCCGATACCATCGGAATTCGTGGGCGGTGCGACTCCGACCCGGACGCTCCAAATTTACAAGATGAGGTGGCAGAATGAAGTACACGCCTCAAGTAGTCGAGCAGATATGCAACCTTCTCAAGGGTGGAAACACCCGCAAGACCTCAGCGATTGCGGCGGGTATCAGCGAAGAAACCTTCTATGCATGGATGAGAGAGAAACTTGAGTTTTCTGAGTCCGTTAAAAAGGCGGAGGAGATTGCGGTCGCTAGGAATGTTGCTATCATCAACAAGGCGGCAAGTGATACATGGCAAGCGGCGGCATGGTGGCTGGAGCGTAGACGCCGAGACGATTTTGGAAAGCATGACAAGGTAGATATTAACGCCACAGTCAAGGATGTAACTGCACTTAATGAACGTGAACTTAACGCCGAAATCTTTAGACTCCTTGCCATTACCGGAACGGCAACGATTGCTGGAAATGCTGAGGATGAAGCAACCGTTCTCGGACTGGTATCAGACAACGAAGCCGAAACATTATAGTTACCCCCGTCACGTTGAGTACCTTTGCGAGATCGTAGACAAGACCATAAAAGGCGAGTACCAGAATGTAGCTATCTCCCTTCCACCCGGTCACGGCAAGAGCCAGACGATAACCACCCGCTTGCCTATCTACTGGGGCATGAGGAACCCACAAGATGCGATTGTCTTCACGGGCTACTCTCAAGACTTCGCCGACCGTAACCTCTCAAGACCCGCCAGAGAGCTTGCCAAGGAGTTAAACATTCTTGACGAGTCCTCTAATGCGATGAGTGAGTGGAGGTTAACGAACGGTGCGAGATTGGTTGCCCGAGGTGTTGGTTCGGCTCCAACGGGGATAAACCCAATTAGCCTCTTAGTTTGCGATGACCCGATAAAGGATAGGATGCAAGCCGAGAGCGAGACAGAGCGGAATAACATCTGGGACTGGTGGACTGGGAGCGTTGTTCAACGGTTCTTCCCTCGAACGAAGGCGTTTGTGATTGCTACCCGCTGGCATCATGATGACTTGATTGGACGACTCAAGGCTCAAGGCGATGATAGTTGGACGTTCATCAACCTACCCGCCATTGCGGAAGAGGGCGACCCGCTTGGACGTAAAGAGGGTGAAGCATTGTGGCCGGAGGTCAAGCCCCTTAACTTTCTTGAGGCCGTCAGAAGGCAGATGGGAGAGTACAACTTTCAAGCCCTCTTCCAAGGTAACCCAAGCCTTCGAGACGGTGCAATATTCAAGGTAGACCGAGCGAGCTTTATTGATGAGCGGGAACTACCGCCGATGGTTGAGCGGGTGAGAAAGTGGGACGTGGCAGCGAGTAGCGGAAAGGGAGACTATACGGCGGGGGTACTGGTTGGGAAGGATGCCAACGGGCGGTATTATGTCCTCGACGTTCAACGCTTCCAAGAAGGAACCGATGCGAGAAACCAACGGATGTTAGCGACCGCAAGACAAGACGGGGTATCGGTTCGGGTGGTGGTTCCCGAAGATCCCGGCTCAGCGGGTAAAGACCAAGCCCTCGCTTACCTTCGGCTCTTGAGTGGCTTTAGTGCCAAGGCGGTAAGGGAGACGGGGAGCAAGGAGACGAGAGCGGACGGGATTGCATCACAATTCAACGGTGGTAACGTCTCTCTTATTAGGGCTAACTGGAACACCGCCTTTATAGAAGAGCTTAGGCAATTCCCCACGGGCAAGCATGATGACCAAGTGGACGCTTTGGCGGGAGCCTTTAATGAATTGGTGAGTAGCAATAATGTTTGGAATTGGTAACGCATGAGATTATTTGGACTTGAAATTAGAGCAGTCGGGCGGGAGCCTCGGAACCGAGACCAACAATTTACCGGGCTACCCTTTGTCGGCGGAACCTCGACAATGGGCGGCTATCTCCGATACGGGGCAACAGACCGCAACTGGCGAACCGAGGCGGGGCAGATTGAAAGCAATTCGACGGTAGCTATCGGACTCGGCAAAATCGCTCAGAAAGTGGCTCAAGCCAAGTTGACCGTTAAAACCATTAACCCAGACGGGAGTTACTACTACAAGCCAGACCCACGGCTCTTCTCCTTTACCGCACCGATGCCGGGGCTCGATGAGGCAACCATACTCAAGGCGATTGCTTGCCCTCTCAAGGTATACGGCAATGCCTACCTCCTCAAGAGGAGAAGCAAGACGGGCTTCTTGATTGGCTTGGCTCCGCTCATGCCTTGGCAAGTTGTGCCGAAATCAGATATTCATATTGACGGTACGCCGAACAACGGCAATGAGCTTATCACCCGATACCAGATAACACCTTACGGTGGGGGTGCGATGTTCTACGCCGCTCCTTCTGAGATTATTCACTTTCGAGACGGCATGGTAGACGTGGCAAACCCGGCCCTTGGAATGTCTCCCTTAATGGCCGCCCTTCGTCAAGTGGTCACCGATAACGAGGCGAGCAACTACGCCGCTACCTTGATGACCAATATGGGTATCCCCGGCGTTATCTTCTCGCCGAAAGACCCTAATGCAATGGAGCCAACGCAAGAGCAAAGAAAGTCTATGCGTGATCGTTGGCAATCATTCTCAAGAGACCGAAGAGGGCAAGCGATGGACTTACCCGGAGCGTTCGAGATTACACGGGTTGCAATGTCACCAACAGACATTAAAGCCATTGAGCAAAAGGTACATACTATGACCGAGATTCTTGCCTCGCTCGGTGTTGACCCTATGATTGTTGGACTTCCTAGCGACTCCAAGACCTATAACAACATCTCAGAAGCCAGAGAGATATTTATTGAGGATACGATTCTATCCTTGCTCTCCGTCATCTCAGCGACCCTTGATAAGGCGTTTGCCGATGAAGGGTTAGGACTTAAGCCGAATGAGTTCTTAGCCTTCGACCCAAGCGTTTACCGAGAACTTGATGAGGACATAAGTGCCAAGTACACAAGGGCAGAATTGGCGTTCAAGGCGGGAGCCTCTACCCGTGGAGAGTTCAGAAAGGCTCTCGGATTCCAAGACGACTTAGCAGACCCTCGAACGTGGTTCGATATGAACGCCCTAGCCTCACCGCTCCCAGCCTCACCCACTAGCAAGCGATACGATAAAGCCCAGTTAAGAAGGCTTGAAGACATCCAACTCGAAAGCTGATGCCTTGTAACCATATCACCGAAAGCACCGCAAGAAAGCTCACCTTTATACCCAAGGTGGTAGAAATTCGTGCAATGCCAGCCGCCTTCGATAAGCCCGGTCGAAGCTATCAGAAATGGTATGAGGATATGCTGAACTTCAACTGGAACACCGCTAAGAACGCAAGCAAGCGATTGGTAAATGGTGGAAGCGTTGAGCCGTGGGCAGATAACTTCTTCGATGCTATACTCCAAGCGAACGCCAACTCTCATTGGATAGGGCGTGACTTGGTGAGCCTTGACCCGACAACCTTTGAGGAACTGGACATTCTAGCAGCCAGAGCGATTGCAGACGATGATGCCGAATACCTTCAAGGGTTTATAGATGACATTCTTGATGGTAGATACACGGATGAGGCGGGAGACTTGATGCTCGACCAAATCTTGAACCGCCAGAAGCTATACATGGGCAAGGCGAGAGGTATAAGTGCTCAAGCCTCGGTAGACGCTCTTGATCTCGAAACAGAGATAACTTGGGTGCTGGGTGGTGCTGAGAAGCATTGCTCAGATTGTCCTAGGCTGGCAAGCATCAGCCCGTACTTCAAGGATGACCTATTCACCACCCCGGGGGCTTGCGATACGCCTTGCCTTGGGA